CAATATTCGACGGTTGGTATACGTCTGCACGTGAATTCGTCGCGCGCGAATTCCTGCCGCGAGGTTGGGGTGCGGGCGGCAGCGCCAACGAAATTGGCGCGGGTGGTATCACGCCTACATATGCGGATCTCGCGGGTGTTGCAGCGCTGGGGTTCGATGTGTTCTGTCATGGGCACGACATCGCCGGCGATGGCCGCCCGCAGGCGATGTCAACGGATGTGACCGCGCAACGGTACGCGCTCATCCTGTCTCAGCAGCGCCGCGCGCTGATTGACGCAGGAGTGGACCCGACGGGGCTCAAATTCCATCAGTGGTTGCAAAACGTCGGTAAATACGGCGGTACGGACATGGCGGGGCTGCTGCGCGCGCAGGGAGTTGTTGCGGCCCGGCGTCCGGCATCGGATGCTGAATGGGGCATCGACCCCGAAAGCACGGCGAATACCCCGGCAGTGACCGTGCAGGACATTCCGATGTATGTTCCAGTCGGCGGGCGATTCAATCGGTTGTTCATTTCGGCGTATGAGAACATCGCGCAAGGAGCTGGCTATAACAGCGCGCCAGTGGTGCCCGCAAATAACACATTGCGGAAAGCGATGGACTACGCGGCATGGGCCGCACAGCCGCTGCACCCGTATCACCACAACATTCTTGATTCGCCCGGACAATACGACGTATCGACCGCGTTTGCCGCAGAATGGGTGGCGCACATGGACGAGCTGGAGCGTGCGGGAAAGATCGTTGTGCTGAATCCCACGACGCTGGAATCGCTGATGTGGGCGCGTCCCGGCGACGTATTCATGCGCTGGGACGGCGAGTGGGTCTATCGGCACGACCCGACGCAGATCGCGTTCTAATCCCCCTCGCGCTCTCGTCACGACGACACGCGTGCTGACCCGGCAGGCTCCGGGATGCCGAGACAATCGGCAGACGACGCCCGGCAATGCCGGGCGTTGTGCTGTCTGCGCCTCGCCCTCTTCTGCCCTGTGAGGGGTGCGCGTGGTTTGCGGGCCGCGCGATACCGTGCGCCCATGAGCCATTTCGATCCTCTCGATCTGCGCGGCCAGGAGCGCAAGAAAGCCAAAGCCGAGCAGCACGCGCGCTTCGTTTCGCAGCGCGACCGGGACGACTTCAAGTGGCTGATGGATGACAAGCGCGGGCGCCGGATCATGTGGCGCCTGCTGGAGCGCACCGGGGTGTTCCGCTCGAGCTTCACCGGGAACTCCGAAACGTTCTTCCTTGAGGGCCAGCGCAATGTCGGGCTGATGCTGATGGCACAGATCCACGACGCTTGCCCCGAGAAGTACACCGCAATGCTCGAGGAGCAAAAGCATGACGCAGGAAACGATGATGACGGATCAGCCGACAACGATCACTGAGGCGCCCGCATCGACCGAGGCCGGCCAGGTCGCACCCGAGGCGCAAGCCCCGGCGGTCCAGCCGGTCCAAGAGCAGCAGCAACAGCAGGGCGAAGGCCAGCAGACCGAGGCGAAAGCCGAGGAGCAGGTGCCCGAGCAATACGCCGACTTCGCGTTCGAGGAAGGCAAAGCGCTCGACACCGAGCTGGCGGACGACATCAAGGCCACCGCCAAGGAGCTGGGGCTTACCCAGTCGCAGGCGCAGAAGCTCGCCGACCTTGCTCTCAAGCGCACCGAGTCGGCGCAGTCGCAGCAGGCCGAGATGCTGGCGCAGGCGCGCGACGAGTGGGCCGGCCAGGCGAAAGCCGATAAGGAGTTCGGCGGCGATGCGATCGAGGCGAACCTCGCCACGGCTCGCAAGGCGCTCGACACCTTCGGCACGCCCGAACTGAAAGCGCTGCTCAACGAGTCCGGCCTGGGGAATCACCCGGAAGTGATCCGGTTTTTCTATCGGTCTGGCAAGGCAATCAGTGAAGACCGCGTGATCCGCGGCGGCGCAGCAGGCCAGCCGACGGACCCCGCAAAACGCATGTTCCCGAATCAGGCATAAGGAGCCGAAAACATGAGCGCACTCGCCGCTTCCCACCCGACGCTGCTGGACCTGGCCAAGCGCCTTGATCCGGACGGCAAGATCGACGTCATCGCCGAAATTCTCACGCAGGAAAACCCCATCCTCGAAGACATGAACTTCGTCGAGGGCAACCTGCCGACCGGCCACCGCACGACCATCCGCACCGGCCTGCCGACCCCGACCTGGCGCAAGCTCTACGGCGGCGTTCAGCCGACCAAGAGCACCACTACGCAAGTCACCGACTCGTGCGGCATGCTCGAAGCCTACGCCGAGGTGGACAAGGCGCTGGCCGACCTCAACGGCAACACCGCCGCTTTCCGCCTGTCGGAAGATCGCGCGCACATCGAAGGCATGGCGCAGGAGCTCGCGTCGACCATCATCTACGGTAACGAGGGCGACCAGCCCGAGGCCTTCACCGGCCTGGCGCCGCGCTACAACAGCCTGAGCGCAGCCAACGCCGACAACATCGTGAGCGCGGGCGGCACTGGCTCCGATAACACTTCGATCTGGCTCGTGGTGTGGGGTGACCAGACCCTTCACGGCATCTACCCGAAAGGCTCGCGCGCCGGCCTGGACATGCGGGACAAGGGACAGGTCACGATCGAGAACGTGGATGGTTCGGGCGGCCGGATGGAAGCCTATCGCACGCACTACCGCCACGACTGCGGCCTGACCGTGCGCGACTGGCGCTTTGCTGCGCGCGTCTGCAACATCGACGTGTCCGCCCTCACCTCCGACGGCACCGCGGCCGATCGCGCAGCCGCGCAAAAGGCGCTCATCAACTTCATGGTGCAGGCCTCCGAGCGCATCCCCAGCCTGTCGAAGGGCCGCGCCGTCTGGTACGTCAACCGCACCATCCGCGAGCAGCTTCGCCTGGGCATCCTCGAAAAGATCGCCGGCAACCTGGCCTGGGAAACCGTGTCGGGCAAGCTCGTGATGACCTTCGACGACATCCCGGTCAAGCGCCTCGACGCCATCAACAACACCGAAGCCCGCGTTGTCTAAGACAAGGAGCAACGACATGATTCTCGACGAGCGCAACGAATTTGCCGATGCCGTCGCCCTGAACACGGGCGCGGCCGGCAGCTACCTGATCGGCGACCAGATCGACCTGGGCGTTGCCCGCGACATCGGCAACGGCGAGCCGCTGCACCTGGTCATCACGGTCGACACCGAGATCGACGCAGGCGCGAGCGGCACCGTCCAGTTCCATCTGGCCTCGGACGCCACTGCGGCGATCGACCCTTCGACTGGCACCAAGCACCTGAGCACGCCGGTCTTCACTGTCGGCTCGGGCATCGCAGCCGGGACCGTGCTGTACGCCGGCCCGGTCCCGATGGAAGGCAACGCCTACGAACGCTTCCTGGGCCTCCTGCAGACCACGGGCGTGGCTGCTGTCACCGCCGGCAAGGTCAACGCTTTCCTGACCCACGACGTGGCGAAGTGGAAGGCCTACGCCGACGGCAGCTGAGGACTGAGCCATGAAGGTACGCGCGATGAAGCAGGGGTTCTACGGCGGCGCTCGGCGCCGGGTGGGCGACGTTTTCGAGGCCGAGGACGGGGCGAAGGCCTCGTGGTTCGAGCCGGCGGAAGCGGCCGAGGCCGCCAAGCCGAAGCCCAAGGCAAAAGCCAAGGGCGGCGAGCCGACGACCTTCTCGGAGATCGCGCGCACCGACAGCGAGGCGCAGGCGCCCAAGGGCGCCGACGATCTCGTCTAAGTCTTCTCCCTCCCGAAGTATGGGTTCCGGGGCGCGGCGGCAACGCCCGCCCCGTTTTTCTGATGGGGTCCGACCGTGGCCAGTGAAATCGACATTGTGAATCTCGCGCTTTCCCGGCTCGGCGACGACGCCACCGTGGCGAGCCTCTACCCGCCCGAGGGGTCTGCCCAAGCCGAGAACGCGGCGCGCTTCTACCCGGTGGCGCGCGACACCCTGCTCGAGATGCACCACTGGGGCTTCGCCACCAAGCGCGGCACGCTGGCCGAGTTCGCGGGCGACTACGGCTGCTGGGCCTACGCCTACGCGCTGCCGGGCGACGCCATCAAGATCCTCGACGTGTTCGCCGAGGGCGCAGGTGACGATTGCAGCGTGGCCAAGTACGAGCGCGAGGCGCTGCCCAACGGCGTGGGTGCGATCTACACCAACGAACCGGTGGCGACCGTGCGCTACATCGCGCGCATCACAGACACGACCAAGTTTTCTCCGCTCTTCGTCGATGCGCTGGCCTGGCTGCTGGCCTCCTACCTGGCTGGGCCGATTCTCAAGGGCGACGCCGGCATGGCGATGGCGCAGCGCGCGGCGCATATGGCGCAGATGATGTTCGGGCGCGCGGCCGAGTCCGACGCCAACCAGCGGCGCATGAGCCCCGAGCACACGCCGGACTGGATCAGCGCCCGCGGCGCGCTGACCACGCTCAACACCTGGGGGCGCTGAGATGCCGAACATCCGCACCCTGCAGCGCTCGTTCGGTGGCGGTGTCGTTACGCCCGAGTTCTTCGGGCGAATCGACGATGTGAAATACCAGACCGGCCTGGCGCTCTGCCGCAACTTCATCGTGCTGCCGCACGGGCCGATCGCCAACCGCCCGGGCTTTGCCTTCGTGCGCGCGGTGAAGGACTCGACCAAGAAGACGCGCCTGATCCCCTTCACCTACTCGACCGACCAAACGATGGTGATCGAGATCGGCGCGGGTTACTTTCGCTTCCACACGCAGGGCGCCACGCTGATGAATGGCGCGGTGCCCTACGAGATCGCCAACCCCTACGCCGAGGCCGATCTCTTCGACATCCACTACGTCCAGTCGGCGGACGTGCTCACCCTGGTGCATCCGAACCATGCGCCGCGCGAGCTGCGCCGGCTGGGGGCGCTGTCGTGGTCGCTGACGACGATCTCGTTCGTCTCCACGCTGTCGGCGCCGGGCGGCGTGTCGGCCACGCACACGGCGGGAACCGGCACCCCTGTGGCAACGACCTACAAGTACAAGGTCACAGCCGTGGGCGCGATTGGCATCGACGAGTCGCTGGCCTCGGCCGAGGCGTCCGTGTCGGGCGATTTGCTGCTCGACGGCGCCTACAACACCATCACCTGGTCGGCGGTGTCGGGTGCGCAGCGGTACAACGTCTATAAGCAGTCGTCCGGCCTCTTCGGCTACATCGGGCAAACCGATGGCCTGAGCTTTCAGGACGACAACATCGCAGCAGACATCGGCCGCACACCGCCGATCCAGTTCGACCCCTTCAGCGGCGCGGGCAACTACCCGGGCGCGGTGTCCTACTTCGAGCAGCGTCGCGTCTTCGCTGGCACGCTCAATGCGCCGCAAAACTTGTGGATGACGCG